TTGCCGGTTTGATTGAAGGTCTTAGCTACAGGATTGACTTCGATTTCATTGAGATACATCGGTTCGTGAAGTTCTTTGAGAATGGCTAGAACGGCCTTTTTAACTTTTAATTCAGCAAGGGATGATGCAAAATCGGAAGTATCTTTTGGGCTGATGGAACGGGCCACCTTCCTTACTTCAGGAGATACTTTAGCGGGATTAGTATGACCGCTTTGTATTTCACGCACCATTTGAAAAAATTTCTGTTTTTTTGATTTGCTGTGCATATCTTTAACTTCATTTACGGACCTATCAAAAGTGAACTGCCTATAAGTATGTCCGTTCAATTGAGGAAAATAGTGTGATTTGTCTTTTCCTGCAAAGTCTCTTTTCCAAGAGCATCCTTTACAATAGGCTAGGACATCTCCCGCATGATTTGTTTGTAATTTTTCCTTGTGTCCACAAACCGTACAAACATAAGGACGATACTCTACTTTCATCAGATATAAATATTTTTATCTTTTTCTAAAAATGTTTATATTTATCTATTAGAAATGCAGCAACTTCTATTTGCTGCCACGTATCACAACGTAAACTTCATTGAAGCTTTAATAGCTCCACAAAAACAGAAAACACAAAATCTATGATTAATAGTGAATTATTGAAAGAGGCTATTGCCGACGCAAAAGCAGTAAGAGCTACTGCTCTCGCCAATGCCAAAGCATCCCTCGAAGAAGCCTTCGCTCCCCGTTTTGAAGCAATGTTTGCCGATAAACTGAAAGAGGAATCCGAAGAAGAAGAACAGGAAGAAGCCGTATCGGAAGTTTCTGCTCCTAACCAAGTTCACAAAGCCGGTGGCGAAGCCAAAGGCCCAGCAACCAAAGACGTATCCAAAGGACAACCCCATAAGGGTTCAGCCGCCAAGAAAGATTTCAAGGCCGTTGCCGTTGGTGGTTCTGGTGGTGCAGCGGGATCCAAAGCCCCAGCCGCAAAACAGAGCATCGTGACTGAAAAAGAAGAAGAGGATGACGAAAAGGAAAAGGTTGACGAGCAAGAAGGCGTCGCCGAAGCCGGTCTTACCTCCGAAGATTTGGACGAAATTATCAAGGAATTGGAAGCCGAAGTTGCCCAGGGTGACGAAGGTGAAGTTCAAGCAGAACCAGCACCAGTAGCTCCCGAAGGTGAGCCTGCTCCCGAAGGTGAGCCTGCTCCCGAAGGTGAGCCCGCTCCTGAAATTCCTGACGAAGAACCCGCCGGCGAACCCGGTGAAGAAGAACCACACGCTGAACCAGATGGTGACGAAGCTCCTCCAACCGAAGAGCCAGCCCCAGAAGGCCCAGTCGGTGAGTTTCCTGGTGAAGAACCAGCCCCCGCACCTGTTGCTCCACCAACCGGTGACGAAGATGAAGAAATCAACCTTGATGAACTCTTGGCCGCTTTGAATGAAGAAGCCGAAGAGGAAGAAGAGGGAATAAACGAAACCGAAGATGGTATGCCTAAGACTGGACAAGAATCCAAGGCCACCGTCAAGGGTTATCCAAAAACTGGCCCTGAGAAAACCACTCCTGGTTCTCTCCAAGTGACCGGTAAGAACCACAACATCCAAGGTAAAGGTAATATGGGCAGTGGTGCCGTCGGCGGACTGACGAAAGAAAACCGACAACTGAAAAACCATATCGGTGAATGTGAGAAAGCTATCACGTTCATGCGTGGACAAATTAATGAGGTCAATCTGTTAAATGCTAAACTGCTTTACACGAACAAGCTGTTTAAGGAATTTGCAGGTATTCTAAACGATCCATATCGTATGAAGATCGTAGAAGCTTTTGACCTAACCAAGAGCGTTCGTGAAGTGAAACTGGCCTATGCCTTACTGGCAGAATCCCTAAATTTCGGTACCAAAACAGCTACCAAGCCTCCTGTAAAGAAGACTTCCTCAGTTGTTAAGCAGATTACCGAAGGATTTGCATCAAAACAGGTCGGCTCAACTAAACCATCCAAAGAGATACTCTCTGAGGGTAATGACATGGCAGCGCGATTCAAGAAACTCGCTGGAATCAAGACGCCAAAACAATAACAGAAGTGCGAGAAAATAAGAAAGAAAAAATAAAAATATGGAAAATGTAAAATCCCTATTAACAAACGCTCTTAACCCTCAGGTCCGGCTGATGCAGGAAACCCGTGGTCTTGTGACCAAGTGGGACAAAACTGGTCTGCTTGAAGGTCTAAAGAGTGACATGGATAAATCCCACATGGCAGTGTTGCTCGAAAATCAAGCTAAACAGCTTATTGACGAATCCGCATCTGCCACTGGTACTTCAGCAAACGCCGAACAATGGGCGGGCGTCGCCCTTCCGTTGGTCCGTCGTGTATTCGCTGAATTCGCAGCCAAGGAGTTCGTCTCCGTTCAACCGATGAACCTCCCATCCGGTCTGGTATTCTACTTGGACTTCAAGTATGGTTCCGCACAGGGTGGTCGTCCATCTGATGCCGCGGGCACATACAATTCGCTGTTTGGTGGTACGGGCGTCAAGTCCGGTTCCACTGATAAGCAGATTGGTGGTCTGTATGGCGCAGGTAGGTATGCCTATACCGTTAACGATAAATACGTAACAGTCACAACTGCTTTGGCTACAGCGACTTTGGAGGATATCAATTGGTTATCTAACTACTACACACAAGCCTCTAAATCAGGATCGGTTGATAGTTTGTTGAATTCTATTTCAGCATCGTTTGGCCGTAATGAATTAATCAAGGTTACAACGACTAATGCAAAGACTGCAACCGTTGCAGCCGGGAATACGTTCGACGCAAACGCCGTTCGTTCGTTTGCTTTGGACTTTTCTCCTGCTACTACATCTTCTGTATTAACATTGCAGAATTATTTCCCGTCTTTCACCAAGCTGACAACCGCAGGTGAAGTTCAATTCGTTATGTCATCATCTGCCTTGTGGGTAACAGGGGCTTCATCATCTGTTCCAATGAACTTGATTTACAGCGTACAACCAACCGATAGCAACCGTGGTGACTTCGAAGATAACGCTGGTGTAACCAGTGGGTTCTATAACCCTCCTGGTAAATCCGTAACGGATACCGGTCTTAACAAAGATATTGGTATTCCTGAAGTCAATCTTGAGTTGAAGAGCGAACCAATCGTCGCTAAGACACGCAAGTTGAAAGCAGCTTGGACGCCGGAATTGGCTCAAGACCTCAATGCTTATCACAGCATTGACGCCGAAGCTGAACTGACGGCCCTGCTCAGTGAATATGTCTCGATGGAAATCGACCTCGAAATCCTGGACATGCTCATCACCAATGTACCATCCAACACGACTGAACGTTGGAGTGCTAAACTTAACACTGAAATCGTTTCTGATGGCGCGGGAGGTTACATGCCTGTCACCCAGACGGTTGCAGGTACGGGTGGTTACTACACCAAGGCGACCTGGTACCAGACTCTTGGAAACAAGATTCAGAAGGTATCCAACAGGATTCACCAATTGACGCTCCGCGGTGGTGCAAACTTCATGGTTTGCTCCCCTGACGTTGCAACGATCCTTGAGTCCATCCCTGGCTACGTTGTCAGCACTGACGGCGATCAAGCCAAGTTCGCAATGGGCGTAAGCCGAGTCGGAACATTCGCGTCCCGCTTCCAGGTTTACAAGAACCCATATATGACGGATAACGTTATTCTCATGGGCTTCCGTGGAAATAACTTCCTGGAAACCGGCGCAGTCTATGCTCCGTATATCCCATTGATTCAGACACCATTGGTGTATGACCCAGTGAACTTCACGCCGAGACGCGGAGTTATGACGAGATACGCGAAGAAGATAGTCCGGCCCGAATTTTATGGAAAGGTCCTAGTGGCCGACCTCGACCAGGTATAACCTAAAATTCAGTCAAATTACAACCCCGCCGAAAGGCGGGGTTTTTATTTGTCCACGATTTTTGTTATTTTTTGTCTAAGAGTATTTCTGGGTATGTTTAATATTTCAGACAATTGGCGTTGACTAAACCGATTTGATTTTATCAAACTAACAAACTCTTTCCAATGGTTTTTAAAATATTCTTGTGTTTTCTGTTTCTTTTCAATCCATCCTGATTTATGTTTTTTACCTTTAAATGTCCTCATTTTATATTGATGACAAAAAACAGATTTATCTCTACTCATCAACATCAGTCTTCTTTCCTGATATTTCTTTTCTCCTTCAGCTTCTCCATATCTTTTCACAAACCACTCCAAAGTGTATCTGCCTATAGCCTTATCCTTCTGCTGTTGTATGGCTTCTTCGGAGTGTGTCTTCCCAAACATAGGGTTTCCTTCACCTTTATTGTGAATCAACCAAAACGCCCGGATTTCTTCTTTTCGTGGATTGTGTGTAAAGTTATCGCCGCCTTCGGCAGTAGGACAAATATTGTACCCTACTTCCCTTTCATACGGCTTCAGTGTGGAGAGATAGTGATTTTCTCTCTCAAATAGCAGCTCCGGCTTGGAATCTACTTCCTCCACAATCTCAAACAAAAACTTATCCTCCCCATAAAAATCCCAGGCGTGTTGGAGTTTCGGGTTGACGTGTTTACCAGCTCGTAAATCGTTTCTATGGCAATCCCACCGCTGGTCTATGTCTTTTGCGCTGCCAACGTAAAACTTTCCATTGACTTTGTTGGTTATTCTATAAACTCCACTTTTCATATCTATAATGTCCCACCTTTCTTACAAAAATCAACTATTTATATCTGACGATGAAACTAAGCCGACTCATAAATCTTTATTGGTGGATGGACCCGGATGGGAAAATAACCAGGGTTATGGAATCTCAACATAACCCGTGGGCGGTAAACTATCTGAAGTCGATAGGGAAATATCAGCCTCAATCGGTATCTGTTGATGATGAGTATCCCAGGTCAGTTTACGATGAGATGTATCAACTGGGGTGGCTTAGGGTAGCACTAGTAAATCTTTCAGCCAACAACAGAGTTATTACCGTTAACCAAAATCTTTCCGGTCCTTCTCCCAACCGAAAACAGATTGAGGCTTTAAAGGATTTGGCTCTCAAGTATGGAGTTGATGAAATCCGTA